AAGCAGATGGCCCTGATCAGAAAAATTAGTATTGGGCCAGACTATAAATCAGCCATGCACTATTCCGTAGGGCAAGAGGTTTATGGTGGTAATATTATAATAGATATTCAAGTAATGGAAGACGGGTCTTCTGTTATAATGATAGAAAAAGAAAACGAAGTTAAACAATGGAAAGCGTTCAATAGGAATGTAGCGGTATCCATCGAGTATAACATCGACTTTGGATAATGAAAAGTGTTCACGACTTTTTAATCACCCCAGCAGGTGAAAGATATAATAACATAAGCGAGTCCGGGTTAATACTTAATACTGAAATGCAAAATCACAATTACGTAAACCGTGAAGCTATAGTATTAAGTTGTCCTGTTCTTGGCAATGATACAGGGATAGAAGTAGGCGACAGAATATTAGTACACCATAATATCTTTAGAAGATTTAGAGATGTACGTGGTATAGAAAAGAATAGCAGAGCTTATTTTAAAGAGGACAAATTTTTATGTCCTAAAGATCAAATATACATGGTAGATAAAGGTAATGGATGGGAGGCTCTTCCTGGATTTACTTTTGTTCAGCCCATTGCAGATACTAGACTATTCGTAACAGATAAAGAACTACCACTATGGGGTATAGTAGCTTATTCAGATAAGAACGAACCTAACGTAGATAAGGGCGACATTGTGTCATTTGCTCCAAGCAGCGAATTTGAATTTATAGTTGACAATAAAAAAGTATACAGAATTTTATCATATAATATAACTACGAACAATGGATGTAAACGAAATGAAGTTGCGTATAATCCAGGCTGGTCAAAAGGCAGTTGAAGAATTAATTAAAGTAGCAGAGGAACCAATTATTGGTGAAAAAGGTACAATGATTATAGACGGAGAAGAAACGCCTTTAAACAGTGATGAATTATCAGCAGACAAATTAAAGAATGCAGCAGCTACAAAAAAGCTAGCTATCTTTGATGCTTTTGAGATCTTAACAAGGATACAAGCAGAAGAGAATGTTCTTAATGAAATAGAACCCGATAAAAAGGAATCTTTTCAAGGTTTTGCAGAACAACGTTCTAGAAAGAAATAATGAGCACTTACGAACAGGATTTATATAAAATAGTAACCCCTATAAAGAAGAAGAAGTTAGATAGACTTAATCGTTCTAAGAAATGGGAGTATGGATATAACAAAGAACACGATATCATAGTCATTAGTAAAGATGGCACTATAGGGGAGGTGTACGATATCCAAGGCTTAGTAATTGCGTTGCCAAAACAAACAAAGAATATCGAGAGCAGCTCAAGTAAGCCACAGGATCAGCGCTGGACAGCACAGGAAGAACCTAAGGAGCTTGAAAGAATCAAGAGTATATTCGAGTGGGAAAACAAACCGCAGTCATTTAAAGACACCTGGTTCCCTCATATAGATAAGCAATTTGATTACCGTGAGAATGGATACTGGTTTTATAACAACGGTATTCCTACATATATGACAGGAAGTCATTGGATTTACCTTCAGCATTCAAAGATCGATGTTGGTAAAGCTGATTTCAGAGAGTCAAACAGATTATTTTATATATTCTGGGAAGCCTGTAAAGCAGATCCTAGATGTTATGGTATGGATTACTTAAAGAACAGACGTTCTGGGTTTTCATTCATGGCTTCAGGAGAAACAGTTAACTTAGGTACACAGCTATCAGATTCGCGATTAGGTATATTATCCAAGACTGGAGCAGATGCTAAAAAGATGTTTACAGATAAGGTTGTTCCTATATCAATAAATTACCCATTCTATTTCAAACCAATACAAGACGGTATGGATAGACCGAAAACAGAACTTGCTTATAGAGTTCCTGCTACTAAGTTGACAAAGAAAGGAATGATTGTTAAGAATAAAGATGCAGATCAAGACTTCATGGATAACATGCAGGGCCTTGATACAACTATTGACTGGAAAAACACTGGTGATAATAGTTATGATGGTGAAAAATTAAGGTTACTAGTTCATGATGAAAGCAAGAAGTGGGAAAAACCTAACAATATATTAAATAACTGGCGTGTAACAAAAACTTGTTTACGTCTTGGTAGTAAGATCATTGGAAAATGCATGATGGGATCTACTTGTAATGCATTAGCTAAAGGTGGAGAAAATGGGAAAAAGTTATGGTTCCAATCAGATGTCGCGCGTAGAAATCGCAATGGACAGACAAGCTCAGGATTATATAGTTTATTCATTCCTATGGAATGGAACTTCGAGGGATTCATTGATTCTTATGGATACCCTGTCTTCGATACGCCAGGAGAATCCACTTATGGGTTAGATGGATCGCTAATAGAGATAGGGGTTATAGAACATTGGGAAAATGAAGTTGAAGGTCTTAAAGACGATCAAGATGGACTTAATGAGTTTTATAGACAGTATCCAAGAACAGTAGAGCATGCTTTTAGAGATGAAACAAAACATAGTTTATTTAACTTAGCTAAATTATATGCTCAGATTGACTACAACGAGGGTTTAAAATACCAAGGCGTTGTAACAAGGGGAAATTTTAATTGGGAAAATGGAATAAAGGATACAAAAGTAGAGTTTCTACCTAATCCAAGAGGCAAGTTTTATGTGTCTTGGGTGCCTGATGCTCATTTACAAAATAATGTAATAACAAAAAATGGCATCAAATATCCCGGTAATGAGCACATGGGTGCGTTCGGTTGTGATAGTTATGACATATCTGGTACTGTTGGCGGTGGCTCTAGTAATGGTGCCCTTCATGGTCTTACAAAATTTAGTATGGAGAATGCTCCACCGAATACGTTCTTTCTCGAGTACATAGCTAGGCCTGCAACAGCAGATATATTCTTTGAGGATATACTAATGGCTTGTGTATTCTACGGAATGCCAATGCTAGCAGAGAATAACAAACCTAGACTATTATACCATATAAAGAAAAGAGGCTATAGAGGATTCTCTATGAATAGGCCTGATAAACTTTGGAATAAATTATCAGTTACTGAAAAAGAAATAGGTGGTGTACCAAATTCAGGCGAAACAATGAAACAGGATCACGCTGGAGCGCTGGAGTATTACATCGATCAAAACGTTGGTGAATTGAAAGAAGGTGGATGGGGAAATATGTACTTCCAAAGAACATTAAATGATTGGGTTAAATTTGATATAAACAATAGAACAGCGCATGACGCGAGTATAAGTTCAGGCTTAGCGGTTATGGCTTGTAATAGAAATTTATATAGACCTACAAACGAGGTAGTTAGAAAACCTATTAATCTAGGCTTTTCAAGATACAAACAAGGCGGATCAAGTTCCACTATAATTAAAGACAAATACTAAAACAATTAAAACGTATGGCTGAGTCAGTTGTAAAACATTTTTTTCCGAGTCAAATAGCTTCAGATGCAGAGAAGTTAGATCCGGAGAACGGAAGAAAGATTGCAAAAGCAATCGAACAAGAATGGTTTGGAAGTAGTTCTGGATCGAATCGCTTTGGTAGTAATCAATCTACCTTTCACGACCTTCGCTTATTTGCGCGCGGAGAACAATCAATGCAGAAATATAAAGACGAAATGGCCGTTAATGGTGATTTGTCTTACCTTAATATAGACTGGAAGATAGTTCCTATATTACCTAAATTCGTGGATATACTTGTTAATGGTATTTCAGAAAGAGACTTTAAAGTAAAAGCATCTTCTATAGATGAATATGGTGTAAACAAAAAAACAAAGTATATGGAATCTGTATTGAGAGATATGGATACTCAAGAGTTAACGGCTTTTGCTTCTCAAGAGTTTGGCGTTAATCTTCAAGAGAATAACCCAGATAATTTACCTAAAGACGACACTGAATTTGAACTGCACATGCAAATGTCTTATAAAGACAATGCTGAGGTTGCAGAAGAAGCTACAATTAATAAGATATTTAAAGACAACAAATATACAGATATAGCTAAGCGTGTTACTTACGACTTGACAGTCATAGGTATTGGAGCTGTTAAAGACAGATTTTCACCATCAGAAGGTATAGTTGTAGATTATGTTGATCCCGCTAATTTAGTTTGGTCATATACAGATGACCCTACTTTTAAAGATATATACTATGCAGGAGAAGTAAAAACAGTTCACTTTAATGAATTGAAGAAACAATTTCCGCATTTAACTCAAGAGGACCTTGAAAAGATATCAGAACAAGGTGTTCAGCAATCAAACAGCTATAGTAATCACTCTAGTACAATTGACACTAATACAGTGCAAGTATTATATTTTGAGTATATAACTTACTTAAATGAAGTACATAAAGTAAAGACTACATCTACAGGAGCAGCTAAAGCAATAATCAAGGATGACTCATTTGCTCCACCAGAAAGTTTAGAAGGAGATTACGAAAGAGTTAGTGAAACTAGAGAGGTATTATTTGAAGGCGCTTATATAGTAGGCACAAATACAATGCTTAAATGGGAAGTTGTTCAAAACCAAGTAAGACCTAAAGCAAGTACTCAAACGGTTAAACTAAGTTATAGTATATGTGCTCCACGTATGTATCAAGGTAAAATAGAAAGTACTGTTGGTAGATGTACGGGCTTTGCAAATATGATTCAATTAACACATTTAAAATTACAACAAGTATTATCAAGAATGGTTCCTGATGGAATTTATATTGATGCTGATGGTTTAGCAGAGATTGATCTTGGTAATGGTACAAATTATAATCCTGCAGAAGCAATGAAATTGTTTTTCCAAACTGGTTCTATTATAGGTAGATCATTTACAGGCGAGGGAGATTCAAATCCAGGCAAAGTTCCTATTCAGGAATTATCATCAGGATCAGGTAATAACAAAATACAATCATTAATCACAACGTACAACTATTATCTACAAATGATAAGAGATGCTACTGGATTAAATGAAGCTAGAGATGCAAGCACTCCAGACGCAAGAGCTTTAGTTGGTGTTCAGAAACTAGCGGCAGCTAATTCGAATACAGCTACAAGACACATATTAGAAGGAGGATTATTCATTACGCAAAATCTAGCGGATAGTTTAACTGTTCGTATTTCTGATGTATTAGAGTACTACCCAATGAGAGAAGAATGGATTAACAGCATCGGAATACATAATGTATCTATATTAGACGAACTAAAAGGTCTTCATCTAAGAGACTTCGGTATTACAATAGAATTAATGCCTGACGAAGAAGAAAGACAGGTTCTAGAAAATAATATCCAAATAGCTCTAGGCAATCAAATGATTGATCTTGACGATGCTATCGATATTAGAGAAGTTCAAAATAGTAAATTAGCTAACCAACTATTAAAACTTTCTAAACGTAAGAAAGCTGAAAGAGAAGCAGAAGCAGCACAACAAAACATGCAAGCTCAAGCACAAGCTAATATGCAAACACAACAAGCAGCTGCTCAATTAGAAGTTCAGAAATCACAACAGATAACACAAGGACAAAAAGACTTAGCAGCATTCAATGATAATTTAGCTAAAGGATCTTTAGATAGAGAAGTTGAAAAGAAGAAAGAACTAATGCAATTTGAATTTGACCTAGCCGTTCAGTTGGAAGCTGCTAAATCCCAGCCAACTGCTAAAGATGAATTCTCCGAAGGTAGAAAAGATCAAAGAGAAGGCCTGAAGGAAGGTAACAAGAGACAAATGCACAAGGAAAAACTAAGTGCAAGCGGCTTTGAATCAAAAGGCAATGACTCAATTAACAAGGGAATAGACTTAGGTTCCTTCGAACCTAGGTAATATATTAAGTGTATAATTATATAATATCATATCATGGAAAACACAGGGAACGACGACAATGTCGTAAAAGTAAATCTGCAAGATTTAGCTCAGACTAGAGATGATGCAGCGGAAAATACTACCCATAAGGTAGATCTTTCGAAACCAGCAGAAGAAGACGATAACGCTCTTCAGGAAATAACAGAGGCAGCTGCATCCTCAGAGGCTAGTCAAGAAAGCGATCAAGAAGAAGGTGATCAAGAAGAAGGCGACGATAGCCCCTTAAATGGTAATGACGATAGCGCATTAAGTGAAATCACTGATGACGAAGAAGACGCTCCGGTTATAGCGCAAGATGCAGCACAAGATGAACTTAAATCTGAATTACCGGATAACATTCAGAAGCTAATTGACTTTATGGATGATACAGGTGGAGATATTAACGATTACGTTAAACTTAACACCGACGTAGATTCTTTAAGTGAAGCAGACTTACTAAGAGAATACCATCAAGCATTAGAACCATCATTAGATGCTGATGAAATTAGTTTTTTAATGGAGGACTTGTATGATTCAGATGAAGATCTTGATGATGAGAGAGAAATTAAGAAAAAAGGAATTACAAAGAAGAGAGACTTAAGCAAGGCTAAAAAGCACTTGCAAGGTATCAAAGACAAATACTACGATGAAATCAAAGCTGGCTCTAAGTTAACTCCTGAGCAAAAGAAGGCAGTTGATTTTTTTGGTAGATATACAGAAGAAAACAAGGAGAATACTAAGACAGTAGCTAAAAGAAGCGAAATTTTCACACAGAAGTCTAATATGGTTTTCGGCGAAGAGTTCAAAGGTTTTGAATTTAAAGTAGGCGAAAAGAAATATAGATACAATGTGAAAGACGCAGTTGCAGTCAAGGAAGCTCAGTCGGATATTAACAATTTTGCCAAGAAGTACTTGGGCGATGACAATACTCTATCTGACGCTAAAGGCTACCACAAAGCTCTGTTTACTGCAATGAATCCTGATGCAATAGCAAATCACTTTTACCAACAAGGTAAGGCTGATCAAGTTAAAGCATCGGCAAAAAACGCAAAGAACATTAACATGGATCCTCGAGGTACCCATGGAAAAGATGTTCCAAACGCGAAAGGCTTCAAAGTGAGAGTAGTAGATAGTGACAGTACAGCTCCGGGAAAATTGAGAATTAAACGGCGGTAAAATTAATTACAGCCAAAATAGAACATTATGAGTTTTGACACTAGTGGGGCATTCCCTGCATCTTTAACTCCATCGCCTACTAAAACGTTATTTGACGGTAACTACTTGGCAATTGGATCAAACGACTTTAACTTCACTAAACAATTCCTACCGGAAGTGTACGAGAAAGAAGTAGAGCGTTACGGAAATAGATCAATCGGATCTTTCCTACGTCTAATATCAGCTGAAATCCCTATGGCTTCTGATGAAGTTGTATGGTCTGAACAAGGTCGTTTACACATCGCTTATGATGCGGCTGTTATTGAAACAGTAAACACTGCGGCTGATAACACAATTACAATCACTGGTCACGCTATTAAAGTGAATCAGAATATATTAGTATCTTTCGGTGCTGTTAGTGTACGTGCTTTCGTTAAATCGATCACAGCTAACACTGTTGAAGCATATCCTTACGATGCAGCTACATGGCCAGCATCTTTCGTTGCCGCAGGTACTAACCCTAACTTAACTGTATTCGTTTATGGTTCTGAACACGGCAAAGGTACTTCTGGTCAAAGAGGTTCTTTAGACGCTGGGTTCCAAAAGTTTTCTAATGCTCCTGTAATCATCAAGGATCTTTATTCTATCAACGGTTCTGACACTGCTCAGATCGGATGGGTTGAAGTTACTACTGAGAATGGCGCTGGTGGATACTTATGGTATTTAAAATCAGAACATGAAACAAGATTACGTTTCGACGATTACATGGAAATGATGATGATTGAATCTGAAAAGGTTGGATACTCTATCACTTCTGCAGCAGATCCTCAAACAGGTGATACGTTCACAGTTCGTGGTACTGAAGGTTTACTTTCTGCTATTGAAAACAGAGGTCTTATCTTTAATGATCAAGATTTCAACAACGCAACTGGTTTAACTGGTTTAGCTGAGTTTGATTTAGTATTAGGTGAGTTAGATAAGCAAGGTGCTATCGAAGAGAATATGTTATTCTTAGATAGAGGAACATCTTTAGATATCGACAATATGCTTGCTCGTGCAAATTCTTACGGTACTGGAGGTACATCTTACGGTGTATTCGAGAACAAAGAAGAGATTGCATTGAACTTAGGCTTTAGCGGTTTCCGTAGAGGATCTTATGATTTCTACAAAACTGATTGGAAGTATCTTAACGATGCTGCCACAAGAGGTTTAACAGGTGATTTACAAGGGGTATTAATTCCTGCTGGTGTTTCAACTGTATACGATCAGAACTTAGGGAAGAATATTTCTCGTCCTTTCTGTCACGTTCGTTATAGAGCTTCTGAGGCTGACAACAGAAGAATGAAATCTTGGATTACTGGATCAGTGGGAGCTGTTACTAGTGATATCGACGAGATGAACGTTCAGTTGTTATCTGAGAGATGTATTTGCGTACAAGGAGCTAATAACTTCATACAATTCAAAGCTACTTCATAGTAGTAAGAATTAATTATATTGGTGTGACGGGGTTCGCTTTAGGACCCCAGATCATCTTTTTTATCAACTATTTTATAAAATTATATTATGTCAACACCAAGAAAGAAGGCAGCTGCGCCTAAAGCTAAAGCTAAACCAGCCAACAACGCTATAGAAGCGATTGAAGCAAAAGAACCAGTTACAATTGGATACGAAGGACAAGCGTCTGGAACATTTAATACTGCTCCTATTAAAGATGAATGGGAAATTAGAGATAGAACTTATGTATTAGTAACACGTAAAACACCTATTCTAGTGACTATACCATCAAGACATACCGCTAAAAGAAATCTATTATGGATGGATAATGAAAAAGGGTATGAACGTGAATTAAGATATGCTACTAATCAAAAGTCAGTATTTGTTGATGAACAAGAAGGACATGTTACTCTTGCACACATTCTTATAAGGAATGGATCATTATTTGTTCCAGCAAACAAAGTATCTTTACAAAAGTTACTTTCATTGTATCACCCTTTAAAGAATAAAATATACAAAGAAGTAGACACTAATAAAGAAGCTATCGATGATATCGATATTATGGATTTGGAATTAGATGCACAAAACGCAGCAGCAAATATGGATATTGATTTAGCTGAAGCTATCATGAGGGTTGAACTTGGAAATGCAGTAGCTACGATGAGTTCTAAAGAACTTAAAAGAGATTTACGTATGTTCGCAAGACATAATCCTGCGCTATTCTTAGAATTAGCTAATGATGAAAACATCGAAGTTAGAAATCTTGGAATAAAAGCTGTTGAAGCAGGTATACTTGGATTAGCAGAAGATCAAAGAACATTTATATGGAAGTCCACAGGACGAAAAGTTATGACTGTACCTTTTGATGAAAATCCTTATTCAGCGTTAGCTCAATTCTTCAAGACAGACGATGGCATAGAGATATTTCAAAGCATTGAAAAAAGATTAGGATAATAACAATTGTGACATTAGCCTGTTATATATAATAATAGCAGGCTATCGTCATAGTATTACAAATAAAAACTATGGCAATAAACGTTGATACTGTGTACCAAAGGGTGCAAGCAATTTTAAATAAAGAGCAAAGAGGCTTTTTAGAACCACAGAAGTTCAACTTATATGCCAATCATGTGCAATTAGACATATACGAACAATACTTCTACGATCTAGCACAATACTTACGTATACCAGGTAACTCTTCAGAATACTCAGATATTATAAGTGTAATAGAACAAAAGATCAGTTTATTTGAAACTGAGGACGCATCACCTACATATTTAACAAACTACTTTAAGCTGCCTGTTGATTGCTATCGACTAGGTATTTTATTATATGGTAATATAGAATGTACTAATGTTACTAAAAAAGAATATGGCCATATTGCAAGGTCGCCAATAGGTAAGCCATCTAACGCGAGGCCAATATATTTCAAAGATATAAACGGAGTCAAGGTGCTAGGAACTGTTCAGTTCACAGACGCTGTACCAAGCGCAAACCCTATAACTATGCAATATGTAAAAACACCTGGTACTGTTGTCTGGGGGTACTCAGATATATTTGGAGTGGAATCATATAATGCATCGACATCAGTAAACTTTGAGTTAGATCAAAGCGAAGAAACAGATATCACATTAAAGATACTAGCGCTAGCTGGACTTGAAGTTAAAGACCTATCAGTCTATCAGACAGCCGCTCAGGAAGATGGAATGGAAAATCAACAGGAGGCAAGATAGAAATTGAAGCCTTAAATACACTTAGTTTGCTTCAGTTCTGGGTGATAGTTTAATAAGGAAATACATAGTTATGGCAATAAAAATAAGTAAAGTCGGAGGGCTGGTGAAAGTGGAGGATGCGCAAACAGAAACTTCAACTTATATAACAACAGAGGCTTTAAGTATACGATTCAAAGCGGATCAGCTAATAATTTCTTCTGAGTTTTTAGAAGATAGTGTTTACGCATTAATCACAGATGTTCAGGATGGAACAGGTTCTCCTATAGGTAATGCAGCAGCAATCGCAGTGTACATAGACGGGTTAACATAAAACAATAGAAGAAATGGCAACAAAAGTAAGCGGATTAACTCAGCTTCTAGTTATAGAGACTTCAGAGTATATTAAATACTTTAATAAAAGCTGGGTATCTATTAGATTTAAAGCAGGGCAAGTTATAATTGGGTCTGAACTACAAGAATACTCAGAAGTTATTCCTCTTGATGAATTCCAAGACGGAGTAGGCACTCCTATTGTAACGGAGGATGCAATTGCAGCTTATCTCGGAGACTTATTAGAATCTGGAAGCGGTTTAGCTCCAGGGAACTCTGTTATTTCTCAACAAGTAAGTACTTATAGTAATTTAGTAGCAGGCACTACTGTCGGAGACCTAGCATATGTTGAAACCGCACAGGGAACGAAATGGTTACCAGGGACAATTGGCGGAACATATTACCCAGCTGGACTTTACGTATGGGGAGGAGCATCTTGGGTTTCAGACAGAAATTCTATAGCAACAGCTTTAGATGATTTATATCTTCAATTCTTACAAAATAGAATAATTGTTACACAAGCAAACAAAGACACAACTCTAGGGGGCGTTATTGATTCAAGCAAACAATATTTTTTAGATGGAATAATTGATTTAGGAACTACCCAAATAACGGTACCAACTACCGGATTAACTATAGCAGGTCTAAGCTTCGATATAAGCGGTTTAATTTCCTCAGAGGATAACTACTCTATGATTGTGTCTGAAACGCCTGCAATCGGTTCAGGAAACGTATTAGGGGCTGATTTCTTTATTTCTGTTACAGGCGCTGGCAGTAAGGTTTACGACTTGTACGACGCAACTGGATTTAATGCTTTTGAATTTGCAAGAATA